AATTAATTGAAAAAGGTTTTAGTCAAGAAAGTGTAGAGTTAGAACATGAAATAGCAAACATACTTAAATTACAAGAAGACAAAGGATTTGGTTTTGATGTTGCTAAAGCACAAGACCTTCATGCAAAACTTTTAGGTAGAACACATGATCTTAAATTAAGTTTAGAAAATAGAATACCAGATTGGCAAGTAGATTTAGGAGAGTTTATTCCTAAAGTTAATAATAAAAAACTTGGATATAAAAAAGGTATTGCTATTAGAAAATCTAAAACAATGAAGTTTAATCCATCTAGTAGACAACAAATATCTAATAGACTTATGGAATTAAGAAATTGGAAACCTAAAAAGTTTTCTGAAACAGGTTTACCAATTGTTGATGAAGAAGTTTTAGGACATTTAGATTATCCAGAAGCTAAAGAACTTAATGAGTATTTACTAATTGAAAAAAGATTAGGAATGTTAAGTGATGGTAAAAACGCATGGTTAAAAGTTGTTAAGAAAGGTCGAATACATAGTAGTTATATTACTAACATTACAACAGGAAGAATGTCTTGTCGTAGTCCAAACTTACAACAAGTACCAAGTATTAACTCACCGTATGGTAAAGAGTGTAGAGAATTATTTATACCATCGACAGGTTATGTAATGGTAGGTGCAGACGCAAGTGGAATTGAAGCAAGAAGTTTAGGTCACTATATCTATAACTACACAGGTGGAAAAGAATATGTAGATCTTATTCTTAATGGTGACATACATACTTACAACCAAAAGAACTTAGGTTTAGAAAAAAGATCACTAGCGAAGACAATACTTTATGCGGTACTTTATGGAGCAAGTTCTCGTAGAGTTTCTGAAATACTAGATTGTGATATGGGTCAAGCAAAAATTGTATTAGATAAATTTAATAGAGTATTACCTTTCTTACAAGAACTTAAACATGACATCATAGATAAGTTAGAAGGTGTTGGATATATTAAAGCTATTGATAAAAGAATATTAACTATTAGATCACAACACTCAGCGTTAAATGCTTTGAACCAAAGTTGTGCGGCAATCATAATGAAGAAAGCATTAATTATTCTTTGGAGTAAACTAAAAGATGTAGACGCATTTGTTATAGCAAACATACATGATGAATTTCAAATAGAAGCAAAACCAGATATTGCAGAAGACGTGGGTAAGCTAGCGGTAGAAAGTATTAAAGAGGCAGGGGAGTATTTTAATCTTAGGGTACCACTAGGAGCAGAATACCGTGTCGGTAAAAACTGGGCTGAAACCCACTAATAAGAATTGGAGAAAGTGGGCATCAAACGCTTTATGCAATCAAAGAGTACGACAAGGACACGATTGCGGATTAACAATAGACGAACTTATTTTAATAACACCAAGTCATTGTCCATGTTGTCAAACTGTAATGGTACCACAAGGCAATCAAGAAAACTCTCCATCAGTAGATAGGTTAGATACAACAAAAGGTTACGAAAAAGAAAATATATGGATCATTTGTCATTCATGTAACACTAAAAAAGGAAACACTAAAACACCAACTGATTTATATAAAATCGCAGATGCTTGGTGGGGAAAATTAAAGGAAATAAAATGCAAGTTATTATAGTTTTACACGATAAAGAGGATAACAAAGATAAAATAGAATTTAGTATTTTTGAAAAGTTTAGCGATACAGAAACACCAGAAGATATGGTTAACAGTCCTGCTGTACAAGTTGGATCTATACTATCTGGTTTTTTAAAAACAGTAGAAAATCATGGTGCTTTACTTGGAACTTTACCTTTAGTTGAAGCTGTTGAAAAAGACTTTGATGAAAATGATTTTAGAAAGAAAATTAAAAACCGTGACGGAAACGTCATTCATGTAAATTTAAACACTATAAAACCTAAAGGAAACGGATAATGAGTACACTATTAATAGATGCTGATGTTATTGCTTATCAAGTTGCGTTCTCAAGTGAAGAACCTATTAGATGGGGTGATGATGAAGAAGCTATATGGACACTACATTCTGATGAAAAAGATTGTATTAGAAAAATTGAAGACGCTTATCAAACTTTAATACATGATACTCAATGTAAAGAATATATATCAGCATTGAGTGATAAAGATAATTTTAGAAAAGAGATATTTCCAGATTATAAATTAAACAGAACTAAACAAAGAAAGCCTATTACTTTAAAGTTTTGTAGAGATTATATTTATAAAAAGTTTAATGGTTATATTAGACCTAAATTAGAAGCTGACGATATACTTGGAATATTAGGAACAGCTGATGTTATTAAAGGTAATAAGATTATTTGTAGTATTGATAAAGACTTAAATCAAATAGCAGGATTACATTACAATCCTAAACTAAAAGAGTTTTATGGTGTTACACAAAAACAAGCTGACTATAATTTTTATTATCAAGTATTAGTTGGAGATCCCGTAGATAACTACAAAGGAGCACCAACTTATGGAGATGTTAAAACTAAAAAAACATTTTTAAAGAAAAAGAACTTATGGAAAGTCGTTAAGTCTTGCTTTGTAGAGCAAGGTTTAACAGAAGAAGATGCTTTAACACAAGCTCGTGTTGCTCGTATTTTAAGAAATACTGATTACGATTTTAAAAAGAAAGAACCTAAACTATGGAGTGGTAATGCCAAATAAAAAAATGTTCGATGAAGCTTTTCCTAAAGATAGACAAGTAGGGGGATCTCATTATCAAGAGTTTTTTATTCAACCTTATGAATTTATTTCTAAAAATAACTTAAGTTTTTTTCAAGGCTGTGTTGTGAAATATGTTTGTAGATATTTATTTAAAGGAACAGAAATACAAGATTTACAAAAAGTAATTCATTACTGTGAATTAGAAATAGAAAAGATAAAGGAGTTAAGAAAATGAGTAGTGTTGTAAAGAAATGGAAAAAGAAAACATGGATAAATGCCGACATACTCTATGAAGATGTATTTTACGCAAGAACACCTGATACAGAAAATAAATTCCCACCAACTGTTAATGCTACTTACAAAGTAATAGGAGAAAGCACATCTAGATCTACACTAGAAGAAATACCTTTAGATCCTATACCAGATAACCCAACTGAAAAAGAGGAAAATAAGAATGAAGAAGTTATTAAAACAACTACTACAGTGGTTGTCGACAAACCCACCGAAGTATAAGTTTGTACTTTGTCTTTGGGAAGATGCAAACTCTGATTCATCGTGGAATGAAATTTCTACAATACAACAGATGTTACCTACAATATGTTTAAGCGTTGGATTTCTTGTAGAGAAAAATGAAAGTTCTTTTATATTAGCGTCAGATTTTACAACTGACATTAAAAATGGCAAATTTGTTATCGCAGATGGTGGTAACACTATGGTCATACCTACCAAAAACGTACTTACAATAGTACCTATTCCCCTTAAAATTAAAGCTAAATAGTTGCACTCTTGGAAACAACTTATGATTAATCAAGAGTTATTAGATTACTTAGATAAACAATTCCCTAATAAATCGCCTGATTTAAAAGATACTGAAAGACAAGTATGGTTTAAAGCGGGTCAAAGTAGTGTTGTTTCTCATTTAAAACAACTTTTATCTGACAAAGATGAAAATATATTAAAAGAAATTATAGTAGGAGATATTAAATAAATGTGTTTACCAAGCAACCCTAAACCACCACCACCACCCGCTCCACCTGCACCGCCAGTTATAGCACCACCACCACCACCGCCTGCACCAGAAGTTAATGCGGCTGAAACAAAATTAAGGCAAAATGCCCCTCAAACACCTAGAACTAAAACAACAGCAAGTTCTAAAACCTATTCTAAAAAAAGAGGAAAATCAGCTTTAAGAATACCTTTACAAATTGGTGGAGGATCAAATCAATCTGGAGCAAACGTACCTAGCCCTTAATAGATCATGGCAAAATACAATACGGCAAAATCAAGATATAATACACTAGAGGCAATTAGAGATCCTTACCTTGATAGAGCAAGGGATAGTTCTGAATTTACTATACCTTCTATTATGCCTAGAGAATATCATACAGGCCATACTACTTTATATACACCCTATCAAGGAATTGGTGCAAGAGGTGTAAATAATTTATCTTCTAAGCTACTTCTAGCTTTACTTCCCCCAAATCAACCTTTCTTTAGATTAACACTTGACGAGTTTACCTTGTCCGAGTTGTCTGGTCGAGATG